TAGAGTATGTAATATTATATGGAGGATTAAGTGTCCTATAATAAATACTCGGGGGTCTCACATATACATCGTCTGCCACATTCCATGCGAATACTTCTGGTGTAAATCTGACAGCAGTTATTTGTATACGCCCTTCTTCATCCATTGAGGCTTCTTGTACAAGAAGATTCTCACCATTATTAGGAGTAGGGTTGATAGGTGGCACAGCCCCAGGGGGGTCTATATAGAAATCATTACTACGTATGTTAATTATATCGCCAGGCTCAAATACTAGTCCAGAGAATCTTACTGACAATGTGTACACCGCAGATACGCGACTCCGTCTTACACGCTCTTCTGCCTTAGCCTTGGCATGGTAAGGGTCCTTGATCGCAGGGTCATAAAACTCTGCCTCTAGCTGAACTCCATTATCTTCTGCCATGAAGATACCATATACACTAGTCGGATACTCGGGCTGTCCTGGTAAGTATTTCTTAGGCCACGATATGCTATCATCTTTAAACTCTAAGCCTTCGTTGGCAAATTTAATAGTACAAAAGTTTAGACGCTCACTTGCATTCGGCCATTTAATAGTGCATTTATCTCTTATTAAATCATCATCCGTAAGATAAGCAGATACTTTAATAGCAGCGGTGTTTACAGGATATTGAAGTAATAGTTTATACTTACCACCTGACCACGTAAGCTGTGCACCATTCATAGACTCCAGTATCTTTTCTACATTATCTCGCAGCGAGTCTTCGGTATTTAACGCAATATTGCACTCATACAGTGGTAACGCTCTTTTAACAGAAGGGATAGGGTTCGTTAAATTAAAGATCTGTTTAGTGACGCTGTCAATAGTAAGAGCTACTGCTGCACCGCCTTTTATCTCTTTAGCATATACGCGTACAACCCCGCTATGTCCGGCCGTAATCGTAACAGTATTTACTACGGTAACCTGCCAACTGTTTGACGTATTGATTAATACATTATCCAGATAAATCTCGTGATAATCATCTGCTGCGGAGGTAAACGTGTAAACCCCTCCTTCAGTGAATTCTACTGTGTATGATCTATTAAATTCAATCGTCTTTTGATCGTACGACCAAACACCGTTATCATTCAGGAATGGCTGATTAGGTGGTAACCTAACTTTGACAACATTCCCACCCATTGAAGATGGTGTCCAAATGTGGCCCTGGGCAATGGCATCATTCATTACCACCGTTGCACATACCCTCGCTGCATCGTAGAATGATCCTAAGTCTAATTCACTAGTAGGCATTCCGACACCGTAAGTGGTGCTCATTAAGTAGTCGAGGAGAACCAGTGCAGGATTATTCGAGTATGCCTTAGTAGCGCTAAGAGAATACACACCTGCTGTTTCCACTATCGAATATACTTTTTGACCTTTGAGCAGGAATTGGATATCTGGGATTCCATTATACTGAGGATTGTCTCTATTGTATTTGAACACCATTGAGGCATAAGCCACACCGTTAAATGCAGCATCTGCTCTACCATTAGGATTAGCCGGGCTACCCGGCTCGTCAAGCAATTTGGCATTACCAGGATAGTTGTAGGCCATCATCGGATCAACCACGCCGCCGTCATTGTATATATTAATACGGAGTCCTATTGCAAAATCCGGATGGTCATAAAACCTATCTCCAGGCATTTTCACATCTACAACGCCTTCAATGCCTGCATGGCAGATCGCTTGCTGGATAAATAAGAATTCGTTCTTTGCACCGTTTACTGTCCAAAAGAGACCGGTGCCATTCTTGGTGCGAGTTATCGTCTCCACAGTAGGTCCATTAACAGGGTCACCTGTAGAGATGACTTCATCCACTACTTCTACAGTTCTAGTTCCCGAGGCAATCTCATAACCACCGGCGCCTGTACCTCCTGTAGGTGTATCCGGGTGATCGAAGTTACTTTTTGTGCCGTGAAACACTCTAGCACCACCGACCATGGCTCTGCCATATGCGACAACCAGAGAACGAACTTCTGCTTCATAAGGGACTTCTATACCCTTAGCGGCGTCTTGAGCTTGTCTAGCTTGTTTTGCTAATTGTTGTTGTTTTATAATAGAGTATACCGCGATGACTGCCTGTACTACATATAGGAATATTGCAAACATTATATTTTACCCCACTTTAATGAAGACTCCGACGATCCCACATGAATACGGTCAAAAGCAGAGTCATTAGGATATCTAGCTCTCATAGCTTCCTTCGAAGTTACGAAAGTGTTTCTTCTGTCAAGCGCAGCCATAGGACTAGAACATTCTATTACAGCGACCTGTGTTCCTTCTACAGCATCTATATCGATACTAGTAGTGTCCACTTTGCCTTTGTACACTCTTAGAGTGTCCCTAATATCTCTGAATGGTTCATCATGGGGGACTATGATACCGTCGCTACCTGCTATCGGGACTCCTTTATTTATAAAACCCATTGTGACGGTGGCATCGGAACCAACAATGCCACTATCAAATAAGCTTCGGTATACACCACTGACGTCTATAAAACTTATCTTATAAGCCTCTCTATCTACCACAGCCGTTTGCCTAGGAGGTTCTGCGGACTTAATGGCACCGCCTGATACGTAATCAATACCGTTAGACATTAGTATATCATATGGTAGAGAAGTAACGTTCGCTGCTTTAGTCTCTATCAACAAAAACATCTCAACAGACCTTGCCTGTATGATTTGTTTAATCGGAGTACTGAGTGTTTTCATACTACCTCAATAAAAGTTATGGAACCCGGATCAGATAATATGCCGTCCGTGTATATCATTCCAAGAACGTTGGTTGAGTCATAGGTTGCCTTAAAATTTACAGTGTCATCATGTTCCATCAGTACTCCGACTATTGAACGTTTAAGTTTTGGAAATATACCCATTGTTCCATTGCCTGTGATATCTGCTGTTATCATGTATGTTTTATTATCACTGGTAAATCTTACGAAATCTCCTTTACGAAGCGTACCTGTGTTTCCAGTGATATTTACAGAACCTGCTCCAGCAGTTCCAGTCGCATTTATCACGGAGGTATTCCTTGCGATATTGCCGCGATATGGCTGCGGCATTCTTATATCGAACACGCCATCGAAATTATTCATTACGCTATGCGCGAAGAAATCTGCATTACTATTCGTAGGCATTAGGTTGGTTTTTATTTCCCACCTCTGCGCAGATTGACCATAGGTCAGTCTTTGTAAACTCATCGTATCGCCGCTGTACACTGGCTTATTACTGATAACACTCATAGGCGCGGCAAATTCAATTGCCACCACACCGTTTATAATAATTCCTGCCATTTAGTTCTCCTTGAGATGAAAATTCTGTGCTTAACTACACATTTCCCCGCTGGCCAATCTGATAACTAAAAGCCTCCAGTCCCGCCCCTCCCTATTATTAGGTAGGTATAATCATTATGTATTCCCCCTAATTCCCCCCTAAGAGTTATAATCTTCCCATGAGTAGGCTTCCAACAAACCTGTTCACAGCGTTGCAAGAAAACTGCTCGCGAAAATGCACCCCTATTATTCCTTAATTGGACTTAATGGGGGTTTTTAATTGCTAAAAATTACTAACGAGTAGCAACTTTATAGTTCGACTCTCTATTATAGCTATTAACACCGTTTGAAATCTCCGGTAACATCTTCATTATTTCTTGTTTAGTCTGACGAGAGATATCGCCTGTGATGTTGAGATTGACAACAGTAGACTTATTGTTCACTGTACTAGCGGTCTTAGCATCATTGTAGACGGCCTCATTACTCGATGGGGTGGGTAATCCTACAATTCCACCTGAAGCAAATCGTAATGGTTGTCCTGAATTAATTCTAGTCAATAATGATGCATGCTCTTTTGTAGCTGCAGTATTGACCACAAATTCACCTTTAGACAACATTGCCGGTACTGAGTCAGAAGTACTAGTACCAGGGCCATTTACGACACCTGCTACTGGACCACCTTCAGCCAGGAATATCGCGGAAAGGCCTTCAAAGATTGCAGGCCAAGCCTTGTCTACAGCTCCTACAAGCTGTGTACCTGCGCCTAATATTCCGCCTAGCAGTCCTGTACCACCTTTTCCACTACCCCCGCCGCCCAGCATACCGAGTATTCCAGATAAACCAGAAGATAACAACTTGCTGCCTTCAGTGAAACCTTTCTCCATATATCTAGCAAATTCTTCGCCAGAATTCTTAAAGGCCTCTTCTGTAGGTACATTGAAATCTTCAGCGAATTGCTCTGCGTTGATATCAGTCGTCTTAGCATTAGGCTTAGATATACCAAGTCTATCAACACCAGTGCCACCAATAAGTCTATCCACCGCTTGAGAGAATACATCTACAGATGATTGGAACACCATCTGAGGCTCTGAACCAGGTACCTTAGTTCCTAATAGATCACCAAGCCCGAATATATTCGCGCCCATATTAGTGAAGAAGCTTCCTAGGAAACCATTAGGCCCCATGATACGCTCTGTCAGGCCTTTGATCAGCGTATCTTTTGTAGCATCTGCAATAGAGTTAGTAATTCCATTAAAGAATGTCTTGATGACGCTTTGATTTTCATTCTTCTTACCATCTAACAATCCTCTTAAGGATGTACCAAATCCATTAGCTACAGATGCCCTGAAAGAATTAGCTGCTTCTCTCAGTCCTACCTCAAAGCGCGTTACAGAATCTACAAGAGATGTTATATGCTCATCAATCGCATCTACCTTAGCTTGATTAAGCTGCTTCTGCTCAGGTGTTGCAAACTCATCTCTACTCAGTTTGAAGCGTTCTATACCTAACTGTTTTATCTGTTCTGCAACCGGCGTATTACCAATCTTGTTAGCAATGCGTTTATCAATACCAACTCCTCTTAATATGGCATTCAGATCCATACCTTCTAGGAATTTAGTTCTGTAGTTCGTTTCTGCTTCATAGAATTTTCTAAAAGTGTCAGAAGCAATCTCTCCGGTTCTATTCTCCACACTTTGTTTCGGAGTCTCACCAGCACTCTTTATGCCTAGACTTTGTAATATCGCACTAGTATTCTTCTCAGTAGCAGACGTATTATTGTCTAATGCCAGCACATTGGGGTTCTTTAGCGAGAGACCCTCCTGATTCAAAGAGGCTTCCAGATCTGCTAAAACCCTAGTAACATCGCCGTCGCCTGAGAAGGAGTTCAGAATGGCAGCAGATTTCTCGCTCAAGTTAGGCAAATCAAATGCTTTCTTCAAGCTCTCCATTCCAGCCGCTTCAACACCAAATTCTCTCCTCTTATTTGGAGCTAACTTAGCAAAGTCAGAGAACTCCAGTTTGAAATCAGGGGTCATTGCCGCAATTCTCTCAAATGCGGTTTTAGCGCCATCGGTCAAGGCTTGAGTAAATCCATCTGCAACACTCTTGATGAAGGTAAGGAATGCACCCTTTTCTGTCATCTTCTTCATACGCATGAGGAAATCTTGGACAGATTCATCAGTACCTGTTACGCCGTCACGCTTAATCTTCTTTAGCGTCTTAGACATCTCTTCAGCAACGCCGACAAAGCCCTTTCCAAAACGTTCAAAGTCAAGTAAATCAAAAGAAGTGCCAAGTACTTCATTTACAGTACTCATTGTACCTTCAAACGTTTGAGCAAGCTCTTCTGTAAGTGCCTCTACTTCATCTGTAATAGCGGCTAGTGTCTTATAACGACCGAGAAGCTCGTCCATACTTTTTACAGGACGTTTGAGATTTTCCTCAGCTTCTAATTGGCGTCCATAAAGGCCTTGTATACCTGCCATATCAGCTGGTTTAATTTTAGCAATACTACGAGCGTCTGATAATCCTAATTTATCAAACATACCTTTCATTGCTTCGCCGGACTTCGACATACCTGCCAGCATTAATTTTCTCGCAGCTGCAAGTAAGTCTAAACGCTTATTCACCATAGCAGTAAGCTTTTCACCAACTATACCGGATGCAGAGGCTTCGCTAATTTGTTTATTCATTGATTCAATTGCAATGCCGATCTTTGCTAGGCCTACCTGTGTCGCTGACGTGAATGAACCCATCACCGTTTGAGATATCTGTATACCAGCCTCAGATATATTAGTCAGGATATTATCAAGCGTAATCTTGGTGCGGTCTTCGAGCTTAGATAAAGCTTCTTCTGCAGAGTATTTATCTTTAGCGCCCTTTATTATTGTAGGGACGTCTGTGGATGCCATATCAACGGCGGCTTGAGTCTTTTTACTCATTGAGTTCAGATATGACTTCATGTTGCGTTCTGAACTCATAGCGCCTGTTGGCAAGGCTTCTCCAGTAATTCTAGAAACCTCCTGAACCTTCTCACCTAATGGTTTGTTAGATTCAGTTACTCTCTTAACATCTGAAGCCATCACCTGTGCTATTTGATCTTTAATCTGCTTAGTAAGACCAAGGGCTTCACGCATCTTCTTAATTATTTCATCGAACGCATTTTCATCACCTGGTTGGATATCTTTTATTTCTTGATTTTTCTTACGAAGCATATCTAGCAGCCCCGCGACCTGCGTAACGTCGCCTTTTGTAAAACCAACGAAGTTATCCAGCTTGATCTGTTCTATTCCTAGACCTTGCAGTTTAGCATTTATATCGCCAAACATAGTGCTAGTAGGCGTCAAATCAGTGATTAATTTGCGGTTATCTGCGACTTTCTTAGCAGCCTTGGCGCGTTCCTCCATTGACGCATTTAAAGGCAGATCTGCAAGTTCTTGTTCTGCTTTCACTAGGTCGCGTGTAGCCTCCTCAAGACGTTGAAGAGCCTCCTCGCCGTAGTTCATTGTTGTGAACAGTGTAAGTAAAGACTCTTTTGTGGTATCAAGCCCGCCTGCTTTAATTATGGAGTCTATACGTGTTCCTGCATTCCTAGAGGCATTAGCCTTATCCATCAGTAGTTTAGCGTCTTCTTGAATTTTATCAATTTCTTTTTGGATATCACTGCGAATGCTAACGTTACTTGTGCGGGATAGCTGGAACTTTAATGGTTCGACTTTAGCTGCCATCTCTTGGAACTTGGCAAAATCTTCTGAAGTACCTTTAAACTTCTCACCGAACTCGCCCATATCTACGTCAAGTAGAGTTTTCGCAGAGGAGGAAATCTCTTTTGTATACTTCTTAAACTCTTCGATACCCTTGTTTTCCCACGCAAGATCGCTATAAGTCTGCTTAATATTTAACAGGAAGTCATAAAGTTTCTTGGCATCCTCATCTGCTCTACGCAATTGTTCTTCGAAGCCTGCAGTAAATGGTTCTGCTTTTAATTTATTTAGCCTAGCCTCTGCAGCTGCGATATCTTTATCAACACCTTCGGGAGATCTTTGAATACTGTCAAAACCAAATTTCTTACCTGTCTCTCTCAGGTCGTTAAGCTCTTTAAGGTCTTTCTTAGCCTTGTCCAGCATCTCATTATAGATCTTGATTTCTTCTGGATCATAGCCAGTTACACCTTTAGCGCGCAACTCATCCGCTCTCGCCTGTGCGTCGCCATATTGGTTCTCGGTGTCCTGTATCAGCTTTTGAACTTCAGGCGGCAAGAATTGACTATAGTTAGCAGCATTTTTACCAGCATCCTGTAACGCCTTGGCTTGCTTCTTTCGCTCTTCTGTGGGTTGTATACTGAGTCCCTCTACAAAGTCTTTTTTAAGAGCTTTAAAGCCCATTATTGCGCCGGTAACGCCAGTTACAAGAATAGTACCTAAAGACGCACCAAGAGCTGCACCAAGGGGTGCTCCAACACCACCAGCTAACGCCCCAATAACTCCGCCTATGCCCGCTAATATTATGGGAACTAAAGCATACCACATGCTTCCTAACTGTTCTTCTAATACTTTGAACGGTACATCGAACTTCAGTTTAGTCATTAAATCGGAAAGACCTGTTGCGACATAAACAAACTTAGAGAACGCCGCTATTAGATCCAGTGTAATGGATATCATGGCTCCCACAGTGAAGCCGAATAGCGCTCCCATCGGACCACCTACGAGGCCTAAGGTAGCACCTATCATAGCAGGCCATGACGTCACCGTACTAAGTATATAGCCAAGCCCCTTTTTGATACCCTCTGTAAAGGCCATCCACCCTACTTGCACTGAGCTAATAGCTGCGACTGTAGAGTTGAGTATTGGAGTCCATCCAAAGAATCTTTTCGTCAATACCCAGGTTGAATTGTCTACGTCAAGCATAGATTTATTTAACGCCTCCATACTCGCAATCATTGTAGCAGAAGCTCTTTCAGGCATCCGCATCAAGATTCCACGAGTCTCTGTCGCTACAGTGTCTCTTTGTGTTTTCTGTTCTGTAGTAAGAAAGCCCTGCTTTACTTCCATAGACTGTAGATTCTTCATTGTCTCCGCGTAAGTAGCTGCAACCTCTTTTAATGTTGTTTGCTGTACGTCAGTTACCTTGCTGAAATCAATCTTATTTATTTCACCAGTGAAGTCTAAAGTCTTACCACCAATGGTCTGCGTTTTTAACTGGTCAGCTATCTCAAACTTCTTACCAGTTTTAGTAGTTGCTTCAAGTCCGAGGATTGATTTAATTTTATCATATGTCCACTCTAACCTATTAAAGAAACCCTCGCCTTTGCCAAATATAGCAACACCTAGAACACCGGTGGCTAAGACAGCGCCTCCAGCTAGGGCAGTAGGTCCTTTTAGCAATCTAAGGCCTTTCATCAACTGTGGGGATAGCTTTTCCCAACCTGCTTTTAGCCCTTTCCATGTGCCAGACCCTATCGAACTTGCAATATCCTTTAGAAGAGTTCCACTACTTTTAGCGGCGGCAACGGCACTAATCTTTGATAGTGCTGCAGTAGCGGCAACAGCTGACCATGTCGCTTTCGCAAATGCGATCATTCCAGCAGTAGCTTCACCGGCCTTCATCATAGCAACAGCATTAGCCATCCCAGCAACAGCCAATCGCATAGCAGATGCAGCCTTATTTGCTATATCATTTGCATTAGCAAAATTCTTTACAGCCGCAACTCTTTCTACCCACCATGCTAGCGCTAATCCAGGCGCCGCTACAATACTACCCGCTGCACCAATCAGACCTGCTATAGCTGATGTAATTCCACGTATTCTTTCCTTTACGGCATCGAATACGGCGGCACGACCGGCTGCTTTAGCGTCTTTAGATCCAATTTGTGACATAGCATCAGCAATTATATCATCAATACGCTTTTGCGGAGCTGCTCTTGCTGCTGCGATAGCTGCTTCTAACAATAAGGCTTCTTTCTTCTTAAACGCTGTCTTCAGATTAGTGTTTAACGTAGTAGCCTCTAATATCGCAGCTTTACGCATCATAGCTTCGGCAGACTGACTTAAATTTCCGCCAGCCATTGCTTTAGCGAGCTTCTCATTATTTGCATTACGTAACTTTTCTACTGCGGCGATGCGTTCATTGTCAAACTCTACAAATCGTGCCTTTTTATTCTCTTTAAATTTCTTTCGAGCATCCGTTTCTCCTGTATATTCAGCGCCTTTAGCAGCAGCTTGCATAGCTTCTATATTCACACCACGTGCTGCAAGATTCTTCATAGCCTCCTTACGTCTGAAAGCTTCTTCTCCTATTTTGTAGGCACCAAAGATTTTCTTAGCAGAGCCGAGTGCATACAGAGCGGCTGCAGCAGTGCCGAGAACTATTGCAAGTGATCCTACTACTTCTACAAGAGCTGAGATGGCGCTAGTTGCATCTGAAGCAGCGTTAGCGGTACCGACGAATAGTGCAGTAGCAGCAATACCAAATACCCATTTATTTTTAAATAAGTTTCCAAGCAATTCTAGACCTGCACCCATCGTAGCTAAGGCTTCTTTTGTGTATTTACCAATCATGGCAAACATCTCTTGTGCTTTTTGTGGGATACGTTTAAACAGGTCTAGTCTGTTTAACCTTTCAGTAAACGAATTAAACATTGCTCCAATAATACCGCCGACCCCAGAAGCTCTTTGACTTAGCGTACTTTCGCCAAATTTAATAGCTCCGATAGTCACGCCAAGATCCTTAACAGCTTTCTTTAAAGGAGACTTTTCAACCTTACTCGTATTTGACATAGGACCAAAATCAAGAGATCCTTGTCTACTACCAATAATAGCTGCACCATCAGCGGCAAACATATCCAATTGATCTGCAATCGGCCGCTTCCATTCAGACATTAACGGGGCCGTATCTAATGAGAATAAATCTTTTATTCCTATTTTTCTATCAGAATATGCGGCACCTCTGCTTTTTATTGCAGCGATATAATTACCTACTTCAGAGAATACATTGCCAATTGCATTACTCAATGGAGAATACTCCATTTTCATTTTCTTTGGCTTAGGCTTCATTCCCTCTAATAATGGGGCAAGAATGGTTTCGGTACCAGTTAGCTCTTGAAGTTTCTTTGAAAAGCTAGCGTATGCAGCAATAGCGGCTTTCTGTGCAAGACCTACTACATTTCCAATGATACGTTGCCCTGCGCCCTTTCCTAAGAATGCACCGGTTAACAGAGGTATCCCGAACACAGCCGCTTCAAGGAAATCAATTCCTTCTAAAAAAGACGAAGCAAATAATAAACCCGCTGCGACTCCATAAGCAGGAATTTCCATTGAATCTATAAATTTCGCGAATAACCCTTTTCCAGCTGGTTTACCCTTATTTATCTTATCCGTGAAAAAGCCAAAAATGCCTTCGTAGCCCTTCTTCTTTATCTTGCCATCTTTACCGAATTCATCTTCTTTTCCTTTAAGAACATTCCATATCTCTTTTCCACCCTTTTTCCTAAGCATGATCCACAGACCAGCAATAGCAAGGGTTAATGCAGTTACGCTATTAGTGACTACAGAAATAACAGCTGAAACGCTTCGCATTATTGGGCTAAATGCACCGCTTATCGTAGGAATTAGAGTATGCAGTAATGGACCAAGGCTAAGAGCCTTAACTAGGTATTCGCCAAAAGAACCAAAGAACGATTTGAAGAATGATTCAGTGAATGGCCCTATTAAATTAAAGATATCATTTAATATATTATTAATAGATCTTACTGCATTACTCGCTAAATCTCCCATTATAGAACCTAATGCACTTGCGAGAACTGGACTAAAAGCGCCCAATGCACCGCTCAAGGATGCGTTAAATAGATTAATGAAATAGCCTACTGCGCTTACTTTTAGATAGCCATTTCCAAAGGCTAATGCAAATCCTGCAATAATCGAAGAACCTATAGTCGTACTAAACGTTTTTGCTGCCTGTCCCCAATCAACGGTGCTAATCCTAGCCTTAAATTCAATGATAGCGCTGCCAAACTTAGTACTGCCAGAAGCTAGACTCGTTTGTATCTCTTTAAATACCTTTAACACCATGTTTTTGAATTGAGTCAATAAACTCTCAGTTTCAAACAATTTGGTGGTATAGTTAATAACGCCATTAATGGTATCAGGCCAGAAAGAATGTCCGACAACTGCATCATAAATATCAAAGAATGCACGTTTAACAAACTCTGCAAACGAGGCTATTCTCTTTTCTACTGCAGCCAAAGGTCCCATGGTTGTATCAAGTATCTTTTGAAACATGTTAACCATGAATAACTGAAACTCTTCGAAGCCATTTCTATTAAAATTAAATATTAGACTAATTCTTGTGTTGGCTAATTTTCTGGATAAGACCTTAAACCATTTCTCGACAAAGGAATCTATGGGCTTGAATGCATCTACAAACGCTCGATACATTCCTTTAGCGAATCCTTCCATAGGACTCGTAGTATTCTTAAGAATACCGCCGCCTATTCCACTAAATATTCCCTTAATAAATTCCCACAGTGCTTTAAAGACACCGGCTGCAGCAGCTAATACTTTATCTTTAGTGTTCTCTGGGAATAGGATAGTCCATAACGTTTCGCGATCTTCTAGTTTGCGCAAACCATTAAAGAACGCATTGAAACCTTTAGTTAATCCGTTGACAAATGCATTGCCTATTTTGTATCCTGTTGCTGCATTAAAAGCATCGGCAAGAGCATCTTGAATGGCTTGGAAGTATGCCACTACTTTCGCCACTACTTTAGCGATTATAGGCTCTAGCGTTGTAGCGAACACGTCTTGATATATGCGCTTTACGACAAGACCAATGTTCTCGAAGTATTTCAATAGACGATCAAACCGCGCCGAACGAATGCTATATAACCTGTTATCCATGAGGTTAAGCATTATAAGCGTCTTCTCTACCGGATGTAAGAATTCACGCAGACTACGGATCGCTTCTGTGAATAAGAACACCTGATCATTCATCTTGATGTTTCTACGTTGCTCATTTAATGCCTTCAGATTTTCTTTGAAGGTTACTAAAGAGTCTGACTTGAACATATTTACCCAAGCGCGCTCTAATCTGGTGTCGTTTGTCTGGAAGAATGTTAAGAATTCTTCAATACCTTGTAGATTGCGAACGAATGGCATTAATGCGTCATATGTAGCTGCGGTCATAGCAGCTCTCCAGGACTTAAATGCAGATTCTATACGAGATCCGATTGTGATAACAGGGCCTACGACATGAGGAAGAAATCTTGCAATATTCTGGAATGTTATCAATACGGCTGACCCGGACAACATTGCAATCTGACCCAACTCGCTAAATGTTGCTTTTAATTGGTCAAGCTTAGCGGTTAATGTATTAATCCGTTCTGTGGGTATGATCTCATCAGGTATCTCTTTTCCTTGAAGATCAAATTTCTTAAGTTTAGGTAACTCTACTTCCGGAGCTTTAACTTTTATCCTTGTCTCTTTTTGACTACCTACGAATTCTCTAAATTTGTCAATATAAGATTTGACATCCTTGTAATATGTGTAAGTATCATATGCATCTAACGGTGTTATCTCTAATTTTATCGCTGATTTAAGAGTCAACTCTGCTGCGCTAAATATATCAAACTGTTGTATATAGTTTCTAATATTATTCTTAAGTACGAAAATAGCCCCTACTGCAGCATTGGATAAACTATTCAGACTGTCTGAGACTTTTAAAATGCTTTTAGCGAATCTGTCAGCAAATCCGTAGAATTGATTGAAATCGCCTAAAGAATACATCAGTGTACTCTTCAATTGAGATAGCGCAACACCTACAGTAACTCGAGTATTGGCAAAGTCTTTACTGGTTCTAGCCGACATTTTCTCAATAGCGCCTAGAAAAACTTCTGTAGTTAGTTTGCCTTCCTCTGCAAATTTACGCAAAGAACCTGCATTAAGACCTAACTCCCTCGCAACACCCTGGCCCAGATACTTCATCTGTTCCATCACCGAATTCAATTCTTCACCACGAATGGTGCCTGACGCCATACCTTGACCTAGCTGCATCATTGCAGCACGAATAGACTCCATCGAGCTTCCGGACAGAGCCGAAGCTTGTTGAATTGTTGTTATCGCCTTAAATACTTTTTGCTGACCTACCCCGGCCTTTTCTAGAGCAGAAGACATGTCCACAAATGAAGACGCAGTATCTGCAAAATTACCGCGAGTTTCTTTTGAAATTGCAAATAATTTCTGCTGTGTTCTGATAAGATTATCCGTATCAGTAATTACTAATTTAAGTCTGTTCTGAATATTCGTTAAATCATCTGCAGCTTTGTGGAATACAGTGATTGTAGTTATCGCAGCAAATGCTGCACCCAGACTCATTACCGCAGACTTCAGACCACTCATCGCACCAGTGGCTTTGTCCGCAGATTTAGTTACCCCATTTAAGGAAGATTCACCAGTTTTCTTTAATTCTTTAAAGTTATTGTTTGTGTCGCTAACTGCCTTGTTAAACAGTTTAAAACGTGAACTATCTATCTTTCCTAATCCTTCTTTTGATCTCGCAGCTTTGTTAATAATATCAGACAAGCTTTTATTTATATCGCTTAGATCTTTCTTAGCTGAATCTGCACGTGTGTTGACATCGACTATAACGCCGGCCATAATAGTCTACCTTTCATTAAAAAGCCCACCTTTTTTAAGGGTGGGCGTAGAAATCACTTAGATCTCACAATTGCGCCATTAGGTTTTACTCCTGATTGCGACAATACAGTCTTCTCTATGAAAAAAGAAGGGGCTTGTTTTGAATGTCCCCTATTCAACTCCTCAATATACTCCACATCATTGACAATAGAGTTTCCATCTATACGCCAACCAGCACGAGCATTTCCAGTATCGATAGGAGTAGCAGCGACCAAATCTTTAACTAATTTTTGCATAACAACTTTAGTTTGTTTCGCTGCCTCTGCTTCAATTAATTTAGTAAGATTCATAGTGGTATTTTATCACCTCCTCGTGCTAAAGCTATCTTTTGGAACATGAAAGATTGTTTGAAGTTTCCTCCAAGACCGCCCTCTTTCTCAACAGTACGCGTATTGTATATCGCGTTTAACGAACTAAATATCTCGCCTGGCTTATGCTTAACACCTTGTGTTTGAAGAATTTTATATGCACGGTCATCGGCTCTCCAATCAATCGGGCGTCTACTCAAATAGTCACCCCACATAAGTAATTCTTCATAAGGCATTTCTTGCATAAGTTTATAAACAGGCATCTTCAGATGAAACGCTATTTCATATATTTCTAGCATTTCATCTGTAAGTATTACTTTCCCGTTTCTCCACCAATCCCGGAGAACTTCATGATTTCAGTGGACAGCTTCGACAGCTCATCAATAGGAAAGTTATTGAAATCGTCATCCGAGATTTCGCTAGCATCTGCTACAGCGGAGCGAATAACAGTCTTCAAGGTCTCAAAACCTTCGTCTTCACCGCCTTCAGCTGCTTTAGCCTTGGCTTGAATATCCTTTACTTCAGCTACACTCAACTTCGAGATTTTGATATCCTCGCCCATAAATTTAACGGACTTGGTCATCTTTTTACCAACTAGATCTTTAAAGCTCATGATACTCTTTCTATTAACAGGGGTTTCGGTGATTGGTTTTTTAAATTCAAACTTAGACATTTTGCAACAAACGTTTTTGCATCTCGTCTAGATCATTGCGCAATTTATTCAATTCAGATAATGTTACAAAGATTTCCTTAGAGACTTCTTGGTTTGAGTCATATTCACTGATACGTGAACTCGTAATACGAATGCTGGTATCTACAGCCTTACGCATTTGCATAAAGGTAGCATTAATAGCATATTTACGTTGAAACGGTTTAACAAATGTTGACATTTTTAAAGTAGGTAAGAAGATGACCCCATTTTCAGGGGCCATATATTAATTAATTACACAGTCCATGCACCGAAGAAATCGGATTGGATAGTGATCGAAAGATCTGCCATGGTGGAGTCAGTAAGAGAGGGAGTCACAAGCAGCGATTCCATTTTGCCAACCCAGTAATACAGGCTGTTCTCCACGAGACCGAGACCGGTAGGCGTAGAGGCAAATTTGCCAACGCCAGGCTGGGTGTTAAGCAGCGCAAAGCGGAAAGCATATTGCTGACCATCACCAACCATTCCGGCTAACAGACTTGCAGGAGTGCTGTCTTTCGCCCACACTTCCGGGACCATGTTGATCTTAATGGTCATGTCCGGTGCATCAGCTTGACCTTGGATTTGTTGCGAAGTCTTGTAACCATACACAGGAACTTTCACAACGTTTGGCGGGGTACCCATTGCCGGAAATTCACGAACGTTGGTAATGCGAATGAAATCGCCAGCAACAGGAGTTGCAGTTGCAGGCGGAATTTCCTGTGCAAACAACGCGTTGAATTCAGCCGCAGTATCCAAACCCGCATATCCAGCAACAGGATCAAACGCATTGACCGAGAGGTCAGAATACATTGCTGCGCCGATAGATTTAATGTGTGCCATGATTAATTTCCAAAATAAGAGAGAGGAATTGAATAAAGACTACGATGAAGCTTTTGATTCGCCTTATCAAGTCCAACATGTGACAACAGGCTAGAGCTGAATTGCACTCGCCCAGTGCCATTACTTAAAGACTTACCCACTAAATACTTGTCAAGCGCATCTGCAATAGCTGATGCTCTAGAAGGTCCTTCGCCAGACGGAATGAAGATGTCTATCATCATCTGTCCCTGCATATGTTCTAGCTTAGCGTAACCAGACTTCGGAGTATCCATAATGATATGCACCCTAATATACTCGTTATTAGGGGCATCGCCTATGAAATTACTAGGCATTGTAACAATATCTTCACTTTGCCATTCTTGTGTTCCAAAGATAGATAATGATAACGATTCAAGAGCTTCGTATTTACCCATTTGAAGCTCCTTGTAGACGCGATACGCCAGAAGTTATTGTATAATCATCATTCGTATAAGGAGGAACAATGTTCCAGGTTTCATTATTAATGACGATTTTATCGTAGATAGTAAAATCATCTACATCTTCTGCCAACATAAGTATTTCGCCTCTTATAGTGTTCTCTGCATTTTTATCACGACCCTTAGACGTGAAAACTACCTTCACTGTACTCTTGCGAGTAGGGTTTTCTTCCGCTGTACGGGTCTGAAAATTAAATGTAGAAGAGTCCTTTTGTAGGAGTTTGCATTCTAATGCGAGATTACCAATAAGTTTAAAAGCCATTCTGGCCTTCGACTGTGCAAGTTCTCTATATCCCATTAGTTTGCCCTCCACCACAGACGTGCACCACCATTAACCAGTAGTGGGCGAATAAG